AGCACCTGGATTTACTTCACCAGCAGGAAGTGGTGGAAACGGATCAGGTATTGCAACAGCATTCTTTGGACCAACAGCACCAAGTTATGGAACACCGGGACCATCAGGTACTAGCAGATATTTTTCTGGCGGTGGCGCAGGAGGAACTTATTCTCCAGGCTCACCAGGATCAGGAGGATATGGAGGCGGAGGCCAAACAAACAGTCCTTCTCCAGCTAATTCTGGAGGCGGTGGCGGAGGTGGAAACACTGGCGCAGGTTGTTGTTCACCAGGACTAGGAGGGTCAGGATTTGTAGCGATTAGATACAAATTCCAATAATATTATGGCACACTTTGCAAAATTAGATGAAAACAACGTTGTACTTTCTGTTCACTCAGTAAGTAATGAACACCTTATGAAAAATGGGGAAGAGAACGAAGAAGTTGGTATTAACTTTTTAAAAAACGTACACGGTTGGGAAAATTGGAAACAAACTTCATATCACACAAGAAGAGGAAGATACTTAAACAATGATGGATCAGTTGCATCTGATCAAAGTAAAATGTTAAGATATAATTATGCAATTCCTGGAGCCACATATGATTCAGCAAGAGATGCATTTATACTGCCTAGACCCGAAAATGACGACGGGGTAGTGTTTAATAGTTGGACAATAAACGAAACTACTTGTGATTGGGAAGCACCAATTCCAGAACCTTCAAGCCAAACTAATGGCGTAGATGATTTTTATCATTGGAATGAAGGTACTCAATCATGGGACAAAGAGGTTATTTGGCGCGAAGGAATGTAATATTTAAATTCCTATGAAAGAAGTAGAGCTATCTAAAAAATTTATCTTACACGGAAAACTGCCTTTATCATTATCTAAGGTTAATTTTGAAAACATATATGATTTTGTAAATGAGAGTATTCAAGATTTACATGAAAGAAAATTAAATAGATTTAAAGATGCTCATGTGCCTTTGTCACAAGATATTATTTGGATATTAGATTACGCTGAAGCAAAATATCAATTAAAAACAGGTAAGACGTTAAGAAGAAAAACTCATGATGTTATGGTCCATTGGAAAAATGAAGGGTCTACAAAACGACATCATTTAGATTATGCTGATTTAAAAAACAGTCCTGATATTGTTATGTTATATTTTATAGACAGTGATGACAATAATATGGTAATAGAGTATGATGACAATCGTAAGAAAGGAATGTATTGGAATATGCCGATAGAAAGTAACAAGTACGTAATGTTTAATTCTAATCTAGAATATTATCTTTTACCTAATAAATCAGATAATCAAAGAATAGTTTTAAGGGTTACTTATGAGGAAACAACAACACATTATTAATTAATGAATTTAAAAAATACGTATTGGTATTTTCAAAGTGCTTTATCACCTAAATTTTGTGATGAACTTATTGAATACGGCAATATGCAAAAACAACAGACAGCTGTTACAGGTAAGTTTAAAGACAAAGGAGTCTTAATTGGTGAGGATCTTAAAGATTTAAAAAAGAAAAGAGACTCTAATGTTGCATGGCTAGATGATCAATGGATATACAAAGAAGTCCTGCCTTATGTAAAAACCGCTAATGAGAATGCAGGTTGGAACTTTCAATGGGATATAGCTGAATCTTGTCAATTTACTAAATATAAATTAAATCAGTATTATGGTTGGCATTGTGATTCATGGGATATCCCCTATGATAGACCAAATGATCCATCACATAAAAAAATAAGAAAGTTATCTGTTACATGTAGTCTATCTCATCCCGAAGATTATGAAGGTGGAGAATTAGAGTTTGCTAAAAATAATAATGAACCAGGAAAAAAAACTGAAACAACTGTGTGTTCGGAAATATTGCCCAGAGGTTCTATTGTAGTGTTTCCATCTTTTGTTTGGCACAGAGTAAAAAAAGTTACGAAAGGAATTAGACATAGTTTAGTTATTTGGACTTGTGGAAATCCTTATTATTGATATATATACATTATGAAAGACAATATGAGAGTAGAAAGTTATTTTGCATCACCTGTATGGTTAGACTACAGACCTGAATGGGTTGGTACTTTAAATAAAGCTGGCAATGTCCATGTTAAAAAAGCAAGATTAAAAAATAAAGATTTGATTAAAGATACAAAAGACTTTGGACTTATTCATCATTCTGATGAATTACAATCAGACCCTAATTTTAAAACATTGTTAGATTATGTTGTAGATAAAAGCTGGCATTTTTTAGATAGTCAAGGATACAATATAGAAAACTATATGCCTGTCGTAACAGACTTTTGGTTACAAGAATTTTCTAAAAATGGTGGAGCTCACCAACATACACATGTTCATCCTAACAGTCATGTATCAGGTTTTTATTTTTTAAAATCTTCAGCTGCAACTGCACAACCTGTTTTCTTTGATCCAAGGCCTTCAGCTGCAATGGCAAAGCTACCAGTTAAATTAAATAAAGATATAAACTCATCTAACATACAGGTCTCTCACCAGTGTAACCCAGGTGCTTTGATAATTTTTAACAGCTATCTGCCACATGCTTTTACAGTTGATAAAGGTAAAGAACCTTTTAGATTTATTCATTTTAACATTCAAGCAATACACAGAGATTTAATACAAGGAACGGCACCAACAATATGAGTTTTAAGAAAAAGAAATACGAAGTAATTAAACAAGCTATTAGTCCTGAGCTGGCTCAGTTCTGTTATAATTATATATTATTAAAAAGAGATGTGGCTGACACTATGTTTAGAAATAAATATATATCTCCGTTCGAAGAAGCTTTTGGAGTTTGGGAAAAGGTTACTCAACAAGTTCCAGATACTTACGCGCACTATGCCGATATAGCAATGGAAACATTATTACTTAAACTACACCCACTTATGGAAAAGAAAACAGGAATGAATCTGTTTGAAAACTACTCTTATGTTAGGGTTTATAAAAAAGGTGATATTTTAAAAAGACACAAAGATAGGTTTAGTTGTGAGATATCTACTACATTAAATTTAGGTGGAGACCCGTGGCCTATTTATCTAGAGCCGTCTGGTAGACATGGTCTAAAAGGAATTAAAATAACCTTAAAACCTGGTGATATGTTAATTTACAGAGGAGAGGACTTAGAACATTGGAGAGAACCTTTCACTGGAGAAAAATGTGCACAGGTCTTTTTACATTATAACAGTGAAGATACTAAAGGCGCCGAACATAATTTATACGACACAAGACCCCATCCAGGTTTACCTGCGTGGTTTAAAAGAAAAAGTTATTGTTAATGATTACATACAGTAATAATTATTTGTACGGCTTTCAAACAAATTCTATAAACAATGAAAAATTAGTAAATCATTGTTTAGAAATAGAACAAACTTTAATAAGTAATTTTTCTTTAATTGATCCTAAATGGCATGGCAATGTACCTGCAGCTCATAATCACAAATATAACCTTCTTACATTTCCTGGTCCTGATTTAAATAAACTGTACGCAGAGTTAGTAAAAAACATAACTCCTTTATTAGAAGATAAAATTTACGTTATAAAAAGTTGGTTGAATGTGTTTAGAAAAGGTGAAAAAATAGATTGGCATCCACACTGGCAACCAGAACATAAAGTTTGGCATGGTTTTTATTGTGCACAAGTTGGCAATAGTTTTACAGAATATAGAATACCCGGTATTGAAAAGACCGTTAAGGTAGTAAGTAAAGAAGGGTTAATAGTCATTGGTAAAAGTGCCGGTGATGAACACAGTAGTTCAGTATGGAAAGAATCTAAACGACCACGTATTACAATAGCGTTTGATATAATTCCTGTAGAAGCTATACCAAATAAATTATATGGAAACCATTTTATACCTTTTAAAATATGATGGATTTTGTTGACATGCCAATAAGAGTTTATAACTTTGACAAGTTAAATAATAAAAAGTTAATAGCTGCTTTTAAAGAATATCTAGACGGTTGTAAATGTTGTATGGAATATCCTAACTGTCCACACCCTAAGGAACAATCGGCTGCTAACGCCTTAGATATACCTCATTCTGAAATTATTAAATTAAATCAAAGTTATTACAAAATTTTAAAATCAATATTTCCAAATAATGAAGTATATAAAACACTGTCATGGGCTCTCTATGTAAAACCAGGAACAAAGAATCCAGCAGTATGGCACAATCATTTTCAAGAAGAACACAAATCTAAAATACAAGTATCAGGAATTTGTTACTTAACTGAAACAAATCACGGGACAGAGTTTATGAATGATTTTTTTAAAACTGAAACTATACCTGTATTAGATCATTGGTACATATGGCCATCTCAATTAGGACATAGACCAAAAGAAATTAAGAATAATAAACCTAGATGGATTATAGCAACCAATACTGTTTTTAAGTGATTGAATATTACCACCCATTCTTTGGACCCTTTTTAATGCAAACTAAGATAACTAGTGAGGAGTTAGCTGCTGTAAAAAAATTATGTGTTAAATCAAAGAAACTTGATTTTAGAAAAAAACTAGCTGGAGTAATTAATGATGAATACTCTATTGATAAAAAAAAGTTTCAAAAAATTATAAAAGAATATTTAGAGTGTTATAGACATGGCTATCAAAAGTTTCATAATAATACTATTGGACCGTTAACATGTAACTCTGCGTGGGTTAACTACATGGTAGCTGGAGAATCTAATCCTCCACATACACATAGCAGCTGCCACTTTTCTAGTGTTTTATATTTAGATAATCCCCCTGATCTTATGAAAGAAAATAAAGATTATCTAGGTTCTTCTTCAGGACCCGGTGCTGTTATTTTTAGATATGGAGAACAAAGATTACATAACATAACAGAACACGCACATTTACCAAAACCAAGAGATTTGTTTATCTTTCCCTTTAATCTTCTTCATTATGTTATTCCTTTTAAAAGCAAAGGTGAAAGAATTTCTATAGCCGCTAATTTTACAACTGATCTGACTCTTTCTAAGGGTGTAATAGAGTGATAAAAGTAGTTCCTTTTAAAGACCACTTACTGCATAAAAAGAAAGTCTTAAACTTAATTAAAAAGATGCCAGACGTGTCAATTAAAGATCATACAGAGTCTTTGACCAAAACAGACTTCTATTTAAAACCAAATGATACTAGAGAATACTGGGACTACTTCTTTCCTTATTTAGAAAAATTTTTACTAGACATGGCTGCTTCTTTAAAAAGTCAATACTACATCATACACAGAGCTTGGTATCAACAATATCGTAAACAGAATTTTCAAGTCTGGCATAATCATTCAGGTTGTCAGTTTTCTAATGTGTATTTTTTAGAACTGCCTGATCCTAAGATAGCAACAGAATTTGAAGATGGATCTAAAGTAAATATAAAAGAAGGAGATATTCTTACTTTTTCATCACATCTCTACCATAGGTCACCAATTAATAATTCAAACAAACGTAAAAGTGTGATAGTATTTAACTCTTCGTTTGAAGGGTTTACACCATGATAGATATAAAGAAAGGTTTTTTAAAAAAACAAGACATAAAAAAATTAAATGATCTAGTATTAAGCAATTTATTTGAATGGTTTATTCAAGGTGTGTACGACGATAATGATACCCATAAACAATTTGTGCATATATTCTATAAAAACGATGAGCCATCAAGCCACCATTTTACAGTTATTAGGCCCTTGTTAGACAAGTTAAATATTCAACGTTTAATAAGGGTTAAATTAAACCTGCTAACCAAAACACCTACGATTATAGAGCATGATTATCATCGGGATACTGAGTCCTCTAATGCATTGACTTCTATCCTATATCTTAATACTAATGATGGATATACAAGATTTAAAAATAAAAATGTAAAGTCAGAGGAAAATACTCTGCTTACATTTCCAAGTGCTATGTTTCACTCAGGAACAACCTGCACTGACCAAGACTTTAGACTAGTATTAAATGTAGTTTACGAAGCTTTTTAAGCTTTTAAACTATTGATTGATAAAACTAAACCTTAATAGTATAAGGATTTATGCTACAGAAACTAGGATTTTTACCCGGATTTAACAAACAAGTCACTGAAACTGGGGCCGAAGGCCAATGGTTTGATGGCGACAATGTGCGTTTTAGATATGGAACACCTGAAAAAATAGGTGGTTGGCAGCAACTTGGAAGCGATAAACTAACAGGTGCTGGTAGAGCATTGCATCATTTTGATAATAATGCAGGTATCAAATACGCTGCCATAGGTACAAACAAAATTTTATACGTTTATTCTGGTGGTCAATTTTATGACATACACCCTATTAGAACTACAATTAGTGGAGTAAACTTTTCAAGCACAACTGGCTCGCCAACAGTAACAATAACTTTTCCAAGTGCACATAACTTACAGGATGATGATATTCTTTTATTTGAAAATGTAAGTGGTATCACTGGATCTGGCTCTGCATTTGCAGACGGTAACTTTAATAATTTAAAATACATGGTTGCTTCTGCACCATCAGCAACTACTATTACTGTTACAATGGGTGGTAATGAAGGGGCTAGTCCAATGACTAATGTAGGTAGCGCAGACGCCTTATTATACTATCGTGTTGGACCTTCTCAACAAGTTGGAGGTTTTGGATGGGGTACTGGACAATGGTCAGGAACTGTTTCAGGACCATCAACAACAACCCTTTCAACAGCACTAACTGATCTTGTAACTACAACTATAGTTATTGCCGACTCTACACAGTTTCCAACATCAGGAGAAATTAGAATAGGAAGTGAAGACATATCTTATACAAATAATGACACGGCAACAGGAACCTTGAGTGGAGGAAACAGAGGTGTAAACGGAACCACTAAAGCCACTCACTCAGCTGGAGCTACAGTAACTAACATATCATCTTTTGTTGCTTGGGGTGAATCATCTTCTGATGATGTTACTCTTGATCCCGGTCTTTGGGTATTAGATAATTTTGGAACAAAATTAATTGCTTTAATTTATAACGGTGCATGTTTTCAATGGGACTCTGGACCAACCAACGCTACAGCAATTAGAGCTACAATAATACCGAATGCACCAACAGCATCTCGTCACGTACTGGTATCCACACCAGACAGACACTTAGTATTTTTTGGAACTGAAACAACGGTAGGGGATAGCGATAGTCAAGACGATATGTTTATAAGATTTTCAGATCAAGAAAATATTAGCGGCACAAATGCATACACTGTAACTGCAACCAACACTGCAGGAACTCAAAGACTTGCAGACGGCTCTATGATTATGGGAGCCATTAGAGGTAGAGATGCAATCTATGTTTGGACCGATACCGCATTGTTTCTTATGAGATTCGTAGGTCAACCTTTTACATTTGCATTTGAACAAGTAGGAACTAACTGCGGTTTGCTTGGTAAAAATTCTGCCGTAGAAGTTGATGGCTCTGCATATTGGATGTCAGAGAATGGTTTCTTTTCTTATGATGGTCAATTAAAATCATTACCTTGTTTAGTAGAAGATTTTGTTTATGATGATATAAATACTACAGCAAGAGATCTTGTTAATGCAGGATTAAATAATCTGTTTGGTGAAGTAACTTGGTTCTACTGTACTAATGGATCTAACATAGTTGATAGATCGGTGACATATAATTATTTAGATTCAACAAGTAAGAGACCTATTTGGACCACTGGATCCATGGCAAGAGCTGCATGGTCAGACTCTGCTGTATTCGGTAAACCACACGCAACTTATTATGATCCTAATAGTCAAGACTCTTACGATGTTACAGGAAACACCGATGGTTGCACAATATATTATGAACAGGAAACAGGGACCGATCAAGTATTAGCTGGGGGAGATACTACAGCTATTATAGGGACTATAACATCAGGAGATTTTGACATTACACAAAGACGAAGCAATACCGGGCAGACAATAGGCACTCCAGATTTAAGAGGAGACGGTGAATACATTATGAAAATAAGTAGATTTTTACCGGATTTTATTTCACAAGTGGGGGCTACAACAATAGATTTTACAACTAGAGATTTTCCTAATAGTTCTGCAAAAACACAGAGCTTTACAACTACATCAGCAACGACTAAAATAGATACTAGAGTCCGAGCAAGATCTATAGCAATGACTGTAAAGAATACAGCCGCGTCTCAAGATTGGAAATTGGGTACGTTTAGATTAGATATACAACCGGACGGGAGAAGATAATGGCTACTGATCAAGAGATACGAGAAGAGGGATATAAATATATCCCACCACAAAAATATTTATTAAATCCTTTTGAAATTCCTACGGTTGATAGTCCTGTTGCTGATCAAGGTATTGTAAATACAAATGCTTTTATTAATAGTGGTGGAGATGGTTTTAGTGTTTATAATCCTTCAAATAATTCTGCTTTTTTAGGTAACTATGGTGATATAGATTTTAATAAAAGGTATGAATATAATCCTCAAGAATTTATGACCGATGCAAATAACTTTGGTTATGGTGTTGCAGATGAAGACAAAGGGTTTCTTTCTTCAATAAAAAATAAATTAGGAAAAGGTATAGATTTTGGTAAAATGATTGGAGGAGGAATATTAAGTGCGGCTACAGGTATTCCTTTTTTAGGTGCTGGATTAAATGCTATTTCAAAAAACTTTGAAAAAAGAGAATTGGGAGCAGGGATAATAGATGAGCAAGGTAATTTTTTTGATGAAGATGAATTAAATAAACAAAATGCTTTAGGTGGTTACTATTCTGATGCTGCAAGATCAGCAAGACGAAGAACAAAAAGAATTGCAAACATGATAGCAAGAAAAAAGGCAAAGAAAAACTTTTCACAAAAAAATTTAGATGCTCTTTTAGAACAAGAGAAAGCCCAAGAAGCGGCTAGACAGGCAGCTGCTAATCAAATGCAACAACAAAATAAAGATACGGGTACTGGCGGATATCAAGCTGGTTATAGTTCTGATTTCATGGATGGACCAAGTAACACTATCGGCGGTCAAAATGAAGGACTTGGGGGCCAACAAGGTGATCCAGGTGGTACCGCTACTATGGGTTCATTTAAAGACGGTGGTAGAGCCGGATACTTTTATGGTGGTAGAGTAAATTTTAAAAACGGAGGACTAGTAAGTTTATTATAATGGCAAAAATTGTACAATCATTAACAAGAGCAAGTAAAGAATACGAACAAAAAACATTTCAATCTTTGGTTAGAGATTTGGATGGTGTAATAACAAAATTAAATTCATCATTTCAAGATGAATTAAAACAAGAGATAGAAGCAAAAAGCTTCTTTTTAGATTCATAATGGCTATAGTAAATCAATTTAAATTTTATGGTGTAAACTTAGCTACAGTTTCAGAGACTGCTATGTTTGGAACTGATTCAAATGGTGTTCAATTACCTACAATCAATCAAACATACATAATTAAATCTTTAAGAGTAACCAATAATACAGGTAATACTCCAACTATTACTATTAAAAATAATACTTTTAATATTGTAAATACCCAAACTCTAGCTGCGAATAGTAGTACAGAGATACTGACACTACCCCTTATAGTCGAAGGTAGTACAGCTTTAAAAATAACAATGAGTTCAACTGATTCTGTAACAATAGGTATTAGTTATATGAACATTAATAAGGAGAAAACAGACTAATGAAAACTACAATTATAAATGGTCAAGAGGTTCCAGTAATAGAACCTGCTAAAGTTACTACAAAAATTACAAATAAAAAGACAGGTGAGGTATATGCCTCTGAAGAGGACTGGAAATCTAAAAATATCGCTGAAAGTGACATACGAAGAGACGTTAACGTAGTCATGCCGAGGCTTGATTTGTTTGGAAAAACAAAGTAAAACGATAAATTAAGGTAAAATTATGGCGATATCTAGAATGCAAGAACCCCAACAAATACAATCAGGAATAGGATCCTTGAAAGATCCTAGACAGAATTATTTCTTAGGTAAACTTGTTAAGAAAGCCACTAGAGGTATTAAAAAAGTTGTTAAAAGTCCTTTAGGTAAACTAGCTTTATTAGGTGCCGGAGCATATGGTTTAGGTGCCCTAGGTGCTGCAGGCAAAGGTAAATTTTTATCACAGTTAGCAGGTGGTGGAATGAAAAACTTTGGCTTAAGCAATATCATGAGTGGTGCAGGTAAATTATTTATGGGTAGCGATGGAGGTGTCTTTGGTGGAGGCGGAGGTCTTTTTGGAGTAAAAGGTGCCTTTGATCCTAAAAGAGCATTTCTTACTGCTGGTGCTGCTGCAACAGCTTTACCATTTTTTATGGGTGGTGATGATGAGGAAGAAGAAGTCATTGACGTTATGGACCCAAGATATCAAGTTCAACGTGCAAAAAATTATTACAGCGGTGCAGGTGATGCAGGCGCTGGTTTAGATTTTATGCCACAGAAAAAATATGTAATGCAAAATTTTTACGCAGCTAATGGCGGTCGAGCTGGATTTAATATGGGTGGAGGACAATTTACATCAGGGGGCAATATATCTCCAGGCACAGACGTAAAAGGAAATGTTAGAGATGATAATCCATTTACTGGTGGAGGCGGAGAAAATAATAATCCACCACCTGTAATAGTGGGCGGAGGTCAAGGAGATAATACAATACCAGATCCTGTTAAATATGGTTATAGTTTTAATTTTAGAGATATATTTCCGGGTGGAAAGCCTTTTAGCACTTATGGTCCTATTGTAGATGAAGAAACGGAGGATGAAACAAGTGTAACACAGAATTTAGCTGCTTTAATTACAAATCAACCTGAGTATATGAATAAAATTAATCAAACAAAAGATATTGCAGCAAAAATTGCAGCTGACAATAATTTAGCTGATGGTGGCCGTGCCGGTTATGCAAACGGTATGATGGTTGAAGAGGATGATGAAGAAGAATTTATAAGAAGTGGTGCAGGTCAATCTTTTAGACAACGTAAAGCTTTTTTAAATATGGGTGGTGGCGCAGGTCAAGCTCAAGCAGAACAAATGTTAATGATGGAATATGTAAAATATAAAAACAAAGGTGGTAATTTATCTTTTGAACAATTTGTAAAAGCAGTATTACAATCACAACAATCACCAGAAGGTGCCGGTATGGAACAACCACAAGCAGTCGCTATGGCAGCAGATGGTGGTTTAATGACTGAGGTACCAGGATACGGAAAAGAACCTGGCACAAATCAATTTGACTATCCTAGTGGTGGAGAAGAAGTCAGAGTCGGTAAACAAGAAGGCGGAATCATGGAAACAGAAGTTGCAGAAGAAACAATGCCGATGTTAGACATGGGTGGTAAAGAAAAAGATTACAGAGAAACAGGTGGTTTTGTAGAGATGGGTAGAAAAGAAAGAGCTGACGATGTGCCTGCTAGATTATCTAAAAATGAGTTTGTATTTACAGCAGATGCTGTTAGAAATGCAGGAGGCGGCAATATAGATAAAGGCGCAGAAGTTATGGAAAATTTAATGAATAATTTAGAACAGGGCGGTGAGGTTTCTGAAGAGTCACAAGGTTTAGAAGGAGCACAAGCTATGTATGAACAACAACAAATGTTACAATCAAGGATGGTATAATGTCAGTACAAGATTATTTAGAACCGGCAGTAAAAGATTTTGCAGATCAGGCGAAAGCGACATATAGTGCTCAGTTAGATCCACAAACTTTTATGGGCAAGCAATATATTGCTGGCGAAGACCCATTACAATCACAAGCAATCAACATGGCACAACAAGGTGTTGGTTCTTATCAACCATTTTTAAATGCAGCTCTGTCTGCACAACAACAATCTTCTGGTACTATTGGAGGACTTAGTTCATTAACTGGTCCACAAGCTTACCAACAATTTATGTCACCTTATCAAACACAGGTGATCGATGAAACATTAAGACAGTACGATCAATCAAGAGTCGGGGACCGAAAATCTATTCAAGACTCTGCAGTTGCATCTGGTAACTTTGGTGGTGGTAGAGAAGGTGCGATGTTAGGACAATACGATGCTGAGTCTCTTGCAGGCAGAGCAGGTATTGCAGCTAGTCTATTACAATCAGGTTTTCAAAACGCACAACAAGCAGCATCTAATGCATTCACACAAGGTGGTCAACTAGCTGGATTACAACAAAATTTAGGTAATAACATGCTTGGCTTATCTGATTTTCAAAGAGCAGGCATGGGTCAAGATATTTCTGCACTAGGATCTATGGGTGCAATGAGACAAGGTATGAATCAAGCTCAATTAACAGCACAACAACAAGCTGATCAAGCAAGTGCTTATGAACCTTACGGAAGAATGACACAATACGGTAATACATTAACAGGTTTATTAGGTGGTGTAGCAGGACAACAATATCAAGATCCACAAGCAGGAAGCCCATTCCAATCAGCACTTAGCACAGCGTTAGGTATTGGTGGATTGTACGGAAAAATATTTACGTAGGTAATTATGAAACCATTAAATAGACCAATGTTTAGATACGGCGGCCCTATCAAAGAGGGTGTTATGTCGGGGATCAGGGAGCCTAAAAAAGATGGTGGAAAAATGTTATTGGTTGGTCAACACCCAGAACAATTTAAAGATGCGGGTGGTAGAGAGCAACACTTTGCTCCACTAGTAGGTTTAGGTATGGCAGCAGCAAGATTCTTACCTGCAGCATACAGAGGATTTAAAGCAGCGAGAGCTTATAAACCAATGTCAGAAACTTTAGGAGTAGGTGGAAGATTAAAAAATATATTTATGCCTAGAAGTGGTATAGCAGCACCTATGGCACCAAGAGGAGCTGGAGCAGGTTTTAGAGTTGGTTCTTTCTTAAGACAAAACCCAATTACAACAGCATCACTTTTACCACAAGCAGCAGCTGGAACATATGCAGTGGGCTCAGGAGCTGTAAAAGCAGTTCCAGGAATAGCAAAAGCTTATATTGATGCGCTAATACCTGGAGAATCTATATTTAGAGAAAAAGATGGTTCACCTAAAACAGATGCATCTGGTGTTTCAAATATAAACAAAACTAAAAGAGCTATCGGCATGCCAGAGAATTTAACTTACCGTGCTTCTACCGACGCGACTAAAAAAGGTGGCGGCGTAGAACTATCTGCAGAAGAACTTCGTAAGAAAAATGTCGAGAGATACAGAGACATTATGGACATTAAAGGTATGAACAAAGATGCTGCATACAATTCTTTGATTGCAGCCAGCCAAGCTATCAATGAGTCTGGAGATTT